CAGGTCATGGAGAAAGCTTTTGTATAGGAAATATTCTTAAGTATGCTCAACGCTTCGGTAAAAAAGAAGGAAAAAATGAGGCAGACTTATATAAAATTATACACTATGCAATTATGCTTTTGGGACAAATGGATAAAGAAGAAAAAGAAAAACTCAAAGAATTTCAAGACCATATGCAAGAAGGAGCAGATGAGTGGTAAGAGGTATTCGTGCGAAATCACATGAAAAACTAGATGACACAAATTTACAAAGAGTGTGGGAAGCACTTAACAGTAGCACACCTATAACAAAGAAAGAAGCGTGTGAAATGCTGAATATTACATATAATACTACTAGACTCAACAATATATTGGAAGAGCATAGAGATACTATGGAGTATAGAGCAAAAAGAAAAGCTTCTCTAAAAGGAACAAAAGCTACAGATGCTGAGATAAAACAAGTAATAGAGTGGTATTTAGATGAAATGCCAGTATCAGAGATTGCAAAATCAATGTATCGTAGTTCTACTTTTGTTAAAAATATAATTAATAAAGTAGGTGTACCACTAAAACGACCAAAAACAGAACAGGGTGGAAAGCACAAGATAGGATATTTACCAGAAGAGTGCATAGCTGATAGTTTTGAAGTAGGAGAAAAAGTATGGTGCGCAAGATATGACCTTCCAGGCATAATTAAAAAAGAAACAGTACACGGCTCTACAGATTATATAGAGAAATATGGTGCAAGATGTTATCAAGTGTATGTAATAGAACTAACAAACTTTGAGAGTCCTTACTTTGGCTTTCAAGAAAGAGGTGGATTTAATTCACATTGCCTAGCATATGACCTAGGCAGTTTAAAACATTTAGAAAAGTACGGCGCTGAAATTTAAGGAGACACAGCATGGAGCCATGGACGTTTATTGCGTCTTTTTGGTTTACAACATGGTTTATGCTAGTATGGAGAACATACTCTGTTAGTATGCGCATGATTGGAAACGACCAAAAGGGAGCATTTATAAAAAAGTATAAACATTTACACTTTATAATATATTGCTTGGGTATGTTTATAATGACACCATTTATATGGAATGTAGCTATTTTTGAAGAATCAAGAAGAAAATGGGTAACTGCCTATGTAAATGGAATATTAGGAAAGAAAAAATGAATCAAGTTATAAGAGATGCATTAAAAGCTAAGTACACAGGTGAGTTAGCTGAAGCAAATGCAAATATAAAAATATACCTAAGAAATCCTATGGGTATAGGCGAGCACTCAGATATAATTGGTGCAGTCAATGAACAGGTAGAAAAGGCAGTTAATGCCCAAGAAAAACTAGATTATGTTAATAGTCTAAAATATTAAGGAACTAAAATATAGTTCTTGACTTCGCGTTTATTTTTCTGTATAATATTATTATATGGGAGATAGATTTTATCAACAACAACTCGACAGATTAGGGACTTGCCCTGGCTATCGAGGTACAAAAAGGAGACGACGCATGGCATGGACAGATGAATCCAAAGCTCAAGCCGTTGAGATGTACACAGAAGCTGAACCAACTCCAGAGACTTCAATGGAGATTGTGAAAGACATAGCTGAAGAGTTAGGCGAAAGCCCTAACGGAGTAAGAATGATTCTTACCAAAGCTGGTGTGTATGTTAAGAAAGCCCCTGCAACTGGTACAGCTAAAGCCTCAGGTGGCGGTAGTACTAGAGTAAGTAAAGCTGACGCAGCTCAATCATTGAAAGATGCATTGAGTGATGCTGGTCAAGACATTGATGACGACATCATTGACAAATTGACAGGTAAAGCCTCAGTATACTTTACAGGTGTTATCAACGCAATCAATAGCTAATTAATACTACCCATTACTAAAGGGAAAGAGTTTTCTTAATAGTAATGGAGTATTATAGTGAAAAAGCAAGACTTTATAAGTCAAGTGAAAAATTGTGGAGACGCAATTATCACATACCGAAGTACTAACTCTCGAAAACTCAAGTACAATGTTTGTACTTTAGATTTTGATAATAAGTATATACAAAGTAAAAAGAACCGTGCCAAAGAAACAGCGGATACGGTTCTTTTGTTTTGTTGGGATACAGATTCTTACAGACTATTGATGCCCAAAAATGTAACTAACATTCAACCCCTTAGTTCAGTACTGAGGAACAAACGATGAATTTACATGAGGCTCCAGAGATATACGAAAAGATTATCTCCGAGAATGAAGAAGCAACCGAACAAATACGACTTACTATCAATACTTTTCGAGAAGTTGAATACTTACATCTAAGAAAATATTACCTTGATTTTGATGGGGATTTTAAACCATCTAAAGACGGGGTAGCAATGAAGTTGAATTTCAGTAATTCTAGAGGATTATTTGAAGGACTAGTAGAAATTATATCACTTGCCGAGGCAAAGGATATCTTAGAAGAACAGTTCAAAGATATATTAGATAAAATTTACCTATCCTAAAAATAGTTCTTGACAAGACTTCGAAAAAATAGTATAATATATAAATGGAAAATTTGAAAGAAGTATTACAACAAGCCGCGACTGACTACTATAATGGAAACCCTACCATGTCAGACACAGCTTTTGATAGACTTTCTGAGATAGCGGGCTACGAAGAAGTAGGAACTTCTAGTAGTGATAACCGAGTACCTCATATGTATCAAATGTATTCTTTACAGAAAGTTTTCTCTAATGAAGTCAGCACGAAAGACCCGTTTAACAATTATAAGGGTACTGTAATTGTAAGTCCTAAACTGGACGGAGCTGCTGTTTCATTATTATATGTCGAGGGGCAGTTTCTTCGTGCGTTAACACGAGGAGATGGAAAGAAAGGTTTGGATATTACAAGCCATGTAGAGACACTCGTTCCACAGTATCTTAAAGATTCTGTTCAGAACATTACTCAAATAACTGGCGAAGTAGTTGCTCCCAAGACTATCAAAAATGCTCGCAACTATGCTGCGGGTGCACTCAATCTAAAGTCTACTGATGAATTTCGTCAAAGACAGTTGCGATTCATAGCATATGGATTACAAGAGTCTTGGAATGAAGAGTGGACAGACGACATGACATTTTTATCTGACTCTGGGTTTGATACAGTTACAGTAAGTAATTGGACTCAATACCCAGATGATGGTGTAGTGTTTAGAATCAACTCACACAAAGAATTTAACTCACGAGGTTACACCTCACATCACCCACGCGGAGCATATGCTCTTAAACAAATACAAACAGGAGTAGAAACTACTCTTTTAGATGTAGTATGGAATGTAGGTAAGTCAGGAGTAGTTGCTCCAGTAGCACACTTAGAACCTGTTGAGATTGATGGCGCAATGGTCAGTAAAGCAACTTTACATAATATGCGTTACATATCAGACTTAGACTTAGAGATAGGTTGTCAAGTAGAAGTTATACGAAGTGGAGAAATTATACCGAGAATAGTTAGACGACTATGAAGTATAATAAAGAAGAACTACAAAATAGTAAAAGAATATTTAAGAGTGCAACTCCAAAACAAACTTTAGACTGGTATATTAAATGGGTAGCAAGTACTTTTGTTCTTGCAGGAATGTCCATGAGAGGTCTGGAAGGATTTCAACTTTATGATTTAATTTTATCACTAACAGGAATTAGTTTGTGGTTGTGGGTAAGTATTATTTGGAACGATAGAGCTTTAATAATATTAAATGCAGCAGGCATTGTACTACTAGCAAGAAATTTAATGATAAGTATATGGCCAGTATAGGAAAGTATAACCATACTTTCTTTGATAACCACCCCGAAGAAAAAGATAAAGAGGGAGTACTCTACGGAATAGTTTTGGTCAATGAGAAAACTTTTGAAAGAGAGTGCATAAAGGTAGGCATAGCTAGTGGAAAAGATTGGCGGCATATTATAAAGCGTAGTAGAGGTTTTAGAGGATACGATATTCGTATTCAAAAGACTTGGTCTAGTACTCTTTATAATGTGTGGGCACATGAACAGTACCTACATGATATGTATAAGCATGACAAATATGTTCCTATGTTCAAGTTTGGAGGTCATACAGAGTGTTTCAAAATTGATTCGCTTATTCTTCAGGACTTCCCGAAAAATAGTTCTTGACATGGCAACTGATTTTTGTTATAATATATAAATAAGAAATGAAGAGAGCAAATACGAAACAAATAGTCCCGCCAACATTCTGTCCATCTTGTATGTCAGAATTAGTGTGGGAAAAAGACCAGCTCTTTTGTCATAACACCCTTTGTGGTGGTAAGACAACGAAGAAGATTGAACATTTTGCTTCTGCTCTTAAAATAAAAGGTCTCGGACCTCGCACAGTAGAAAAACTACAGATTCAAGATTTGTATGATATTTACGAGTTGCCTCTTGAAATTATGATTGAGGCATTGCAATCCGAAAAACTAGCAGTTAAACTGCATAGAGAAATTCAAAGTAGTAAGGCTACTGACTTAGTTGACTTATTGCCCGCTTTCTCTATCAAACTAATTGGTCGGTCAGCTTCCGCTAAACTTTGTTCTGTTATTAAAAACATGGCAGAGGTTAGTGAGGACACTTGTAAGGAAGCAGGACTTGGACCAGTAGCAACAGAACATTTATTGGACTGGTATTACGAAGAGTTTATTGACGGATATGAACGACTTCCATTTCGGTGGATACAGACACTAAAAGTGTCCAAACCCACAGAAAACAAAGGAGTTGTTTGTATCTCTGGAAAACTAAAAAGCTACAAGACAAAGGCTCAAGCAACAGAATATTTAGAGAAACTGGGCTATCTTGTTAAAAGTAGTTTGACTAAAGATGTAAATATATTAGTGAATGAAAGCGGTATTGAGTCCGCAAAAACGAGGACAGCCCGAGAAAGGGGTGTTAAAATATTAACCAACTTAAACGAAATAGGAAATTAAATCATGGCATTACCAAAATGGACAGATGAAAGAACTCAACAATTAGTTGATTTCGTAGGCAGTGAGTCACCAATCTCACAAGCCACAGTTGCTAGCGCAGCTGAAGAGTTAGAAACTTCTACAAGAAGTGTTTCTAGCAAACTTAGAAAAATGGGACACGATGTAGAACTTGCTTCATCAGTATCTAACAGAACTTTTTCTGAAGAACAGGAAGCTACACTACAAGCATTTGTAACTGACAATGATGGTCAGTACACATACGCAGACATCGCATCATCTTTTGAAGGTGGAGCATTTTCTGCTAAATCAATACAAGGGAAAATCCTTTCAATGGAACTTACTTCCCATGTAAAACCAGCTGAGAAGCCTGAATCAGTCAGAACTTACTCTCCCGAAGAAGAAGCTAC